TCTATTCAGGTTGTGAACTAGAACATTGGAGAGAACCTTTTACAGGAGACTTCTGTGTGCAAGTGTTTTTACATTACAATCATGCTAATGGTAAATTTGGTAACAATAATTTATTTGATAAAAGACCCATGCTAGGTATACCAAAATTGTAACAATATAATCTCTGTATTAAATTTATAATTTTTGATACTTAAATATATGAAGTTTATGTTAATATTAAAGGTATGTTCTATGGTACACATGGATTGTTTACCCTCAGTAAACGATAGTTTTGTATTTAATTCTTGGTCAGAATGTGCTAATGCAGGTTATCTACGTTCTATTAAAATAATAAATAGTATGGATAGTAATGTAGTGAACGCAAATAAAATAGTTGTAAATTTTAAATGCATGCAAACAGAGGAATCATAGGAGTTAATATGGATAAAATGATAGGAATATTTTTAGAAGAAATAACAAAATTTTGGGAAGCAGTAAAAAACTATGTCAAAAACAAAATTAAAAAAATTGTCTGCAAGTGCAAATGCACAGAAAAAAATTAAAGACTACGCAGAGAAAAACAATAGTGTTCGTATCTCATATCATGAGAAGGTGTGTGCGGAACGTATGAAAACTTTATTTAAAGCTATAGATGAAATGAGATTAGATATAAAAAATCTACACTCTGACATGAACAAAGGAAAAGGTGTTATAAATTTCCTAGTTGTTATTGGCGGCACACTTGCGGTCATTCTAGGTTTTTTTAAATGGGATGGCTAGACGTAGACAAACAGCTTCTGTTGGTTTATACAATGAACTTATTGCACAGGCTAACTTTGCTCAAGACCCAAACAAGATTGTCTTTGTACCAGCTATGGGTAAAGGTCCAATAGACATGGTAGTTTTAGATATAGACACAGGTGAATATCAAGCATATGATGTCAAGTCAGCTAACTATAGAAAAACAGATTATATACCAAAAGACAAGTATACAAGAAAAGCAGGAAGTTTAATCAACAGAGGTCTCACTCCAGAACAAAAAAAACTTAAAGTCAAAATCTATTATAATAAATAATATGGACACAGGCGAAATCATAACCGAGTATAAAGATCAAGTTAGAATCTTAAAACAACAGATTAGTGAGCTGGAAGATGCTGGTAAATCTAAGGATGCTGCCAATAAAAGATGTTTGCAAAAACTAGAATTTTCCACTACAGATTTAGAAAAGGCATTAGTTAAAATAGAATCACTAGAGGAAAAGATAAAAGGAACAAATGATACCATATAGATTATTATTTAACATAGGTTCTAAAGCTGCCGGAACTTTTATGCAAAGACGTAAAGAAAAGAGTGAAAGAAAACACTCAATAGCTTTAGCGGAAATGGAAACAGGCAATGAGAGAGCAAAAAGAAATGGCTCTTTATTTTTAGATTTAATATTAGGTATGTTTATATTAGCACCTTTGGGTATTCTTGCTTATGCTACATTCTTTGGGGATATAGATATGTTGGCAAAGGTAGAGTTTTATTTTGAACAATTAAAGAACATACCAGAAGTATATCTATATTTAATATTTATAGTGGTAGGTGGTAACTACGGAATATCAGTTACTAATTTACTATCTGGAAAAAAGTTTAAAAAATGAAAAGTATAATGACCAGTTCAGTACAACAATACAGTAAAAAAGTAAGTTTATTATCACAACAAACAGGTAAGGTTAATGGCAAAAAAGTTCAACGCAGACAAAGTAGTACACGAAAGAATCGCAAAAAGTACTAGCCTTGGTAGACGACCTAAAACGTCATCAATGAATAAAAATAAAAAACGTACATGGAAAAAATACGTAGGTCAGGGAAATTAATTATGGCATTAAAATTATCAGATAAAACAGAAGTAAGTATGCCAATGAAAAATATGATTGGTATTGTTTTAGCTGTAGCGATGGGTGTCTTTGCATACACAGAGGTAACTGCTAGACTTACATCACTTGAAACATCAAGAGAATTATTCCAAGCAGACTTGCTTAAAAAATCAGAACAGAAACCAACAGACCAAGAACAGTTTATGCTTATTGAAGATATATATAAAACTGTAGAAAAGTTAGAAAAAACTCAAGAACAAAATATGACGAACAAAGTTAATATACAATTTCTTAGAGATCAACTAGAAAAAACTTTAGCTGATGTAGAAAAATTAAAAGATAAAGTTAGAAAAAATGGTAATGGAGTACACTAATGATTGAAACTGTAGTAGTTTTATTAATGTTTGTTGGAGCAGAAATTAAAGAACATAGAATACAACCCTCTATGTCAGAATGTTTAAAAGGTAAACGTCATGCTAGTCGTTCTATTTCTGAAAATGTAGAGTTTAAATGTATTAAGTCTAAAGCAGAATTAGAAACTAATATTGATGGCAGTTTAAGTATTAAAAGTCTTATATTAAATCCTTAAATGTATTGTCTATTATGGTTTTATAATAATGATTGGAGCTTGTTTACCAATGAGATATGGCAAACAGAAAAAGAAGCTACAGAATACGGGGTCAGAAATAAATTTAAAAAGAAAGATAAATGGAAAGTTGTCTTATACGACAAAAAATATTATAAACAATTATGGCTATAGATTATAGAGGAGAAAAGTTTTCGGGTTACAATAAACCTAAGAATGACAGAACTAAAACTAAAAAGTTTTCTGTTCTTGCAAAAGCAGGAGATCAAGTAAAACTTATTAGATATGGAGATGCCAATATGACCATTGGTAAATCTGATCCTAAAAGAAGAAAATCTTTTAGAGCTAGACACAAATGCGATACAGCTACAAGCAAACTTACAGCTCGTTATTGGTCTTGTAAAAAATGGTAAGAAAAAAAACTTGGGTTAAATCTAAAAAAGAAATTACAATTAAATGTGGTACTTGTTTAATGTGTGATAAACCTATGATGTCTAATGAAGGGGGTTGGATTATTAATGCTAACAAAGATTACTTTTGTGAACGACATAGATCAAATGAACACAGTTGCTTCGATGAATACTTAAAACAATTTAAAGAATGGCAAAGTCTACAAACTTAATTGATCTTTTAATTCTATAAATTCTTCATGTATTGTTTTATCTGCACCCCAAAATCTTAAACCATTAGATTTCATTCTTCTATGATGTATGATAGTAGAGTGATCCATTTTAAATAACCTACCCAGTTGAGATAAAGAGATAGCATATTTTTCAATCATTAAATTAATAATAATACTTCTTGCTCTTACTAAAAATTCAAATCTTCTATCGCCTAAAACTTCTTGTTTATTAACTTCGTATCTCACGCAGACTTTATTAACAGTAGCATCAAAAGACATGGGGTATATTTTTTTTATCTTAATAGATTTTTCAAGTTTTATACCTTCAGTTTTTTCTTCAAATCTTTCTTGCCTAGCTTTTAGTTTAAATAATTGATGGTCTATTTTATTTCTATTATGTTGTAGTGCCATACGATAACCATTTTTAAATCCAGTTTTGTATAACATGAGTTCTCTCAATGTTAGTTCCCTATACATTGGTGCTTTTAAAGCAGTTTTAAATTGTGTAAGTGTTTTCATTAGCGTAGCATCCCCTCTAGTTGTTTGCACAACCTATTGTTGTTTTAACTTATGTAATTAATGTTTATCTGTCTGACATTAATTGTTCTCTGCACTCAGACACTTTCAAATACAAGCTATAACTTTCAGCTTTTAATTTGTTTGCCTTTTGAATTGTTTGAACATACATCTCACTTTTCTTTCTCTGTTTGTCCATCAACTCTTGCAGACGACTTTTTATCTTGTCCATCATGCTCCTTCACTTTTGTGTGATTCCATTTTATTTCTTTAACCACTACTTCTACCAATTCTCCTTCATTTGAAGGCTCGGCAGCTTTCTTTACGGAATCAAATATTTCTACATATTCAAAATTTGCATCTCCGTACTTAGTTCTTACCACTCTTTTTTCCTTTTTGTCAATCATAATCTCTTTCCAATATAAACTCTAGGTTTTGTATTGCTTTTAATATATCCTCTTTGCCATTTTTATCTGCGTGTCTTGATACATATTTAATAACGCATCCTTCTGGAAACTGTAATCTATTTGCTACGATATACTCTATAGGTTGGATAACCATATCTTGATAGTGCGATCCGCCTATTTGCTTTTCTAATTTTTTTTTATTCATAATTAAAGGGGTCTTTGTGGGAAGGAAAACAACTAATAAAAAAGTCAAGGGTGATGACTAAAACTCCCCACAAAGATGTCAAGATTGTTTTAGAATCCAGACTTGTTATTATTACCATAAGCTACATTTTTAGCAAATGTCTTTTGTGGTGTAAATGCTGGTTGTCCACCGCCACCACTACTTGTAGCACTTGTGCTATTAGGTGAAAGTTTAATAGTAATGCCACCAGTTGGCTGACCACTATCGTCTTTAGTGTTCCATCCTGCTTGACTATACCAAGCACCACCTACTTTAACTCCTATTGTCCAGTTTTTTCCTTCTGGCGATTTAGGGTTTTTAGGTGCTACCCAATCTGGGTGCTTATCTTCTGTCTTTTTATCGTTGGGTATTACGTTAACCCATATTGCTTCATCGTTCATTTTTTTCCTTTTGTTATCTTCAGCTTTATTGCTGAACATTTTTTAATTGTAACTCTTTAGCATCAGCAACTTTTTTTATTTGTTGATATGTTTTAGAGTTGTTCTTCATAAGATACTGGAGTTGATCTTTATACTTTTCAGCTAAGCTATAAAATTGTTTAGAATTTTTAGCTAACTTTATGTACTCCTTTATCTCTTCGGCATCCACTTTATCATCAAGATAAACTGGACTTGTTTCTTCCTTTACAGAAGAAATTTTATTAAATGATTTGGCTTGATAACCATCTTCATCTTTTATACCTGTCTTTAAATTTAACAGATTTAAGAAAGCATACTTTCTTGAATAAGACATGGCATTACCTGTACCAAACTTATCCATTGCTCCCATTGCTGAACAACCATCAACTATTACAAAACTAGTTGGGTCGTCAATGTCATGTACTTTCATTGTACACACCACCATGATCGCATCTGCTTTATCCATAACTTCTGTTAGATAATTACAAGTCACATACAAGTTATTGTCTAGCAATGATTGTGTAGCAACTTCTTGTACTGCATCATGTAGTAAAGGATTAAAGTGCATCCCTTTTACTTTATCTGCTTTCTTTACTGCACCCGCTTGTAAACAAGCTGAGTGTAGTTTTTGATATATATTTTTCTTCATTGTTTCCTTATGTTGTTTTTATTATTAGAATGGTAATAGACCCCAAACTTTTTGTGCGTAAATAAAAGTGTATGTTGCAACAACTTTTGTTTTATATAGCATCCAAGACATAGTTCTCCTTTTCTGTTAGTTGTTATTCTTAATTCCCCATAGCTTACTTATTAATTGTGTCTGTTCTGTAGCTAAATCTTTATAATAAAAATAATGGTGTAAATCTGGTGGCTCACACATTAATGCAAGTTCAGAAAGATTACCTTTACAGAACATTATCATTCGTTCCCAAAGTAAAATCTTCTCTACCATTTTAAAGTAAAGAAATTCGAGGTGGTCGGTACGCATTAACTCATGCTTATCGTCAAAAATAATATGTTCTTTATCATTGGTGTAAACTAAAAAAGGTTTCTTCTTAGCACACATATAATAAAAAGCAGTTTGAGTTAAATTTTCTATTGTTGGCTCAGTTGGAAGTTGTTGCGACATCATCTTCCATTCTTGTTTGCCATTAACTTTTCTAATATTAGGTGGCTTCGTCTTTAATTCTATAATAACATCATCTGTTTCATAATCTATCTTACCTAAAATTTCTTTAATCATTGTCATTTCTTTTTTTCTTACATGACGTTCACATTCTAAATCTTTCTTACCGGTAATATCTTGCACCACCTTTTTAGTTACTCCAATAC